TTATTAATTAAACTATCGGTAAAGCCAATGCAGTAATTGTGGCTGCATTTATTTCAACTGGTTTTTCTGGTTCATCCCCCAAAAAGTTTAATGCAAATCCGTTGAAATCTCCCATTTTACCACCGCTGCCACTCATTGAATCAACCAAATCAATTCCACGTGTTTTGCCCATTAGCCAATATTTGCCCATATTATCTAAGCAAATAATTATTAATGGAGTAGTTGAAATTAAACGTATTTCATTACGTTTTACAGTTTCAAATTTGCCAAATTTTAGGCTTAATTTTTGCGTTTCGAAGATTGAAGCATTATCTACGCTTTTCTTTGTATCACTATCCATTACCGCTGAATCTTTAATAAACTTCCACCCTTTAAAGGTTTTAAGCGCCTCCATTGTCATTGTGGTTATTACTCCCAATGTTTCAACCGTTGAAACTAATGCGGGAAATTCAATAGCCCAAATTGCTTTATTGCCTGCTTGAGCATCTTGACACGCTCCTGTTATACTTGCTGTTAATATGCACATAATTTTAATTTATTTTTAAAAAAAAGCGTACACAAAATATGCACGCTTTTTTTGATTGTTGTTTGTTAAGGAGTTAATACAAAGTTTACTAATTCTGGCATGTAAGCGCATGCTGTTCCGCTTTTAAATTCGATAACCAAATAATGGTTTTTGTCCAATCCTGTTGCTTGTCTAAATTCAAAAGTTTCACTATCATTTACCAAATCTGTTCCCCAATAGAAATTATCCCATGATCCTGTGATGATTCTATTTGTTCCTGTTAAGCCATGAATTAACTGTACTGGAATGTTTGTGCCTGGCAACATTATTTCAGTTGTACCTTCTCCAGAATATGCAAACAAATTAGCGTTTACTAATGCATTTTGATAAGTTCTAAATACATCTGCACCCACTCTTATTGCTAAGTTAGGCTTGTCTAAAACACTTGCAGGGATTAGTTGATATTGACGTTGTAATATTGAAATTACGTTTGCTGCCACAATACCTGTTGCTACTGTGATTGCCGTTGGATTACCTACAATTGCCGTTCCTCCCGCAGTAATATGTTTTAACCAACCATCATAACGCACTAAGTTTACATTACCAGAAAGGATATCACCTTGCCAAACACTTACTTCTTCTTGTTGTGATAATAATGCAGTTACTTCTTCGGCAAATTTTGCATAAATTGCAGGCATATCTACTTCGCCTTCGCTACCTGCTTTTAACCACATTTGGGTAAATTTAGGAATCAAAGTTTTAGCGCAATAGCTTTTTACAATTGCAATATCACCTACTGTTATTGGTAATCCTGCAATTGCAGAATCTCCAGATGCACTTAATATACAAGCGTTGGCTTGGTACGTTAGCGTTTCGGTTAATAACGGGATTAAGTCCGTTAGTTTGATGCCAGTTCTTACTTGACAAAGTTCTTTTGAGCGTCCTTTAAAAGTCGCTGCGGTTAATAATTCTGTGCTGTTCTGATTAACATAATCTACTAAGCCTGCTACGTTGAATGCCATATTTTTTTTATTTTAATTTTTTATTTTTGTGTGAAAAACTTGATGCCTTCTATTTTAGAATAGCTTTTGTTGATTGGTGCTGCTGCAGGTGTTTCTGCTGTTGTTTTAATCGTTTCCGACAATTCCACAACTGATTTTAATACATCTGCTTTTAGTTCAGAAAATTTAAGATTTGATTTTGTTGAAATTTCTAAAAACTTAGCTTCCAAATTTTCAATTGTTTTTTGTAAAGCTGAAAACTTAGCCTCCATATCTGGAGCAGTTGCTTCTACAACTTCGGTAATTATTCCACCTACTGTTGTTATTAAAGTACCATTTTCTAATTCGTGTGTTGCATCTGGAGCAGGCATTTCGCCTTCTACTCCAATTACTGTTAATGCTTCGCCAACTGCTAATGCTTTGTATTTTACAAGCGTTCCATCTTTTAGCACCGCTTCCATAAATTCCACAATTGCTTCTGGAATTATTGGCTCGGCATTTAATTTAACTGTTAGTTTTGCAATTATATTTTGCAATTTTTCATTTATATTCATATTTTTTCTATTATTAATTCTAATTCATTTATAAGTAAATCTAATTCGGTATTTGCGCTCAATTTTATAAGTCCTAAATTAGCTTCTATTGAAACTCCATTGATGTTGCCTTCTTTTATATCATTCCAAATTTTTTCCGATACTATTTTATAACTTGCAAACCATGTTTTATTTGGTAAATGTTTAAAGGCTTTTGGAGCAGAAATACCTCTTGCACTATCGCTCATAAATACTTCTAACAAAAATGCATCATCAGTTGAAAGCGCTAAATCTGCATTGTGTTCCAAATTCATAGCGTGCATTTTACCGCTTTTCATGTAATGCTCATAAATTATTGATACGTCTTCTTCTAATGCAACTAAGTTAAATTCTTGCCCATCAATATTTCGATATATTTTTTGGTTTGGAATCAATACAGGAGTAGTAATAATTCGTAGTTCTTCGTTTAATGATATTTTTAAATTTACATCATCTGAAAAATAAACCAAATTATTTTGTATTGCAGGTCGTGCCACTAAAGCTACAAATGAAAATTCGTTTTCTTCATTTAAAATTGTCATGCGAAAAGTTTCGAGTTCTTTAGCCACTAAAATAATGTGTAATAATTATTTTTATTACCCTTTTAGAAAATTAGCAAATAGCCCTTAAATAAGGAACTGTTATTTGTAGCGATATTTTCCAACCTGCTGAATGGTCTGGGATTTCATCTACAATTTGAATTGCATTTGATGAAACAACTGCATTTAACAACGGCTCAAGCATTATTAGGGTTAAAAATTTCTGCAATATTTCGTGAGTCCAATTATAGCAATCAATTACATTACTATTATCTTGACGCAATGAATCAAGGCATACAATATCTAAATTAATAACTTCTGTTGCTGAATCAATATCAATATTGTAATTAAAGCTATTCGGAAATATCATTAACAATGGATATTGTGCATACCCATTATTACTTACATCTTCTTGGCTTAACACTGCGCACAATTTCACTTGCGGAATCGTTTGCCCGATTGCCTTTATCCTTAATAAATGTTGTTTTAGCGTCATATTCCTTAAGTAATAATTCGTATTTTTTCAGATTGGGTGTTTTCATAATCGTTTAGAAAATAAATGTTTCCAGTAAAATTTTTTGTTTTAGGATTGATTTCTTGTACTCCTGTATTGTACGTAGGATATAGTGCGATATTTAAGCAGATGTAATTTATTAAGCGTTCCTTATAATATTCGCCTTTGGCATTATATTCTCCTTTTAAAATACCAATATCGCTTAACCCTACTGTTCTACCACCTTGCGCATCCCTTGTCATTATACTACTATTTGCCAATTTATACTGCAAGTTAGTAATTATTTCGGCAAGTGTATAATATTTTAGACATGGGATAATATAGCTATCCATTAACGTAGTATTTGCAGGTGTTAAACTATTTGGCAATTGAGATTGAATCAAGTTATATAAACTACTGCCTAATACATCTCTAATTGTTATTTCCTGCGCCTCTTTAATCGCAATTTTTACAAGTTTATCATCCACATTTTCATGCAATGTCGTTTCTTCTTTTAGAAATTTAACGGATATAAAATAATTGAATGGCATATATTTTTATTTTAAATAATTTATTTTTAATTTATTTTTTTTCTTACAATTACTTGCCTCCACTCATGCCTGCAATGTGGAATATTTACGTCTAAGTCTGGATTATGATACCAACCGCCACGCATTTTCCAAACATCATATTCTAACTTTAAACTGATATTAGATATGTCCTTTTTACTATACATCCTATTAAGTTTTAAAAGTTCAGCGCAAAAATCTCTGTTCTTATCATCTTGCGGGCCAGAATATTGGTACATGATAAAAAGTTCAGTTTTTGACATTTTCCGAATTTCCAATATTCCTTTTTCGCTTACTTGTAATCCTCTATCCGTTGTTATTAATTTTTCAGCAACTAAATTTTCTATCAAAACAGTTCCAGTAACTGAATCCAGGTTAAGAAGATTTATCAATGTAGCGGTATCGATTAATGGATTTTGTTTTATAACATTTAAAGCACGCCTATCTTGTTCAGCGATTGCCATTTTTATAGGAACATTAGCCATTTCTTCAAAATCGTTAGCATCAAAACCATGCTTTGAAAATTCAATTGCATCAGCTATTATTAAACTTGTTTTTGGTTGATTTGGTAATACGTCAATGGTTATTGGTAAGCCTAATTTTTCTTGCGCAGTTTTTTTATCGATTAATCCAAAAGCAAATAATTCTGCATAATCTAAATCAATTGGCGGTGCGGTTTCAATTGTAAAATCTCCAACGCCTCCATTAATTTTTGCCAATAAATTAAAAGTATCGGTTACTAATTTTTGTTTAGGTTTGATATAACTTTCGTTGAATAAATTAAATGCTTCAATTATTTCATTTCTGCCACCTAATGCACCCTCAACAGAAATGCCGAATAATATTTTTGAAATAACTTTATGCCCAATAAATATTTCATCCCTTACTTGTAAATTTAATTGATCAAATCTTTCGGTTAGATTATTTGAGTTTAAAGGAATTACTTTTGGCTCTGGGTCATTTATATTGCTTGAAAAATGAATAAAAACACCTCCTGTATTATCTGAACCTGTTGATTTTTCTTTAAAGTTTTTTGTAATTTTGTTTTTTTCTTCATCTGTTATATCTCCAGTATAAAGCACAACCATTGTGCCTGCTGCAAATCCGCTTGTAATATTATTATAATGATAGTTTGCAATTTCTGTATCAATTTTGATATATTTTAAACTTGCAAAATATTCTGGCATTGCTAAAACTGTGCTGCCTGCTCTGTATTTTTTTATGTATAAAATTTTAGTGCCTTCATTTTTGCCTGTATACCTATCAAATTCTACTCCATTCCTTAAGCCATTTTTATTAAAATCATCCGCATATAAAAATTTAGATGCATTTTCACTTGGCATTACATTTTGAAAAGGTAAATGATAAATATCTACAAGGTTACCGCCATGAGATGAGAAAACTAACTGCAAATAAAAACCGCCAAAAAGTTCTTGGTCTGTGATTACTTTTTCTGCAAGTTCATTGATTGTTTCTAAAAAGTTGGGTCTATTTTCAATTCTTTTACTTACAATTTCTTTTGCTTTTAAGCCCTTGCCTAAAATGTAACTAACCTTTGACGTAATTAAAGCGTTATGCTTGGATGAATTATTGTAAAGCGAAATAAGTTCATAAGCTAATGTATTATTGATGCCATACGAAAGCCAACCGCCTTTATTTACATATTTTTCAAATTTAGGGATTGCACCTAATTGAACGAATTGAAGATTTGGCATTATATTATCGTGGGTCATATTCGTTATCTGTATTTATTGTTGTTGATTGTACTTGGAACATGCCTCTTTCTATTTCGATTGTGTTTTTTAATAAAAAATATTCGCCTTTTTCATTTTCATTCATTAGCGTTGTAACGTTAAATTGATGCCAATTTTCAGCACTCAAAACCATTGTTACATTATGCGTTTCTTCAAATTGCTTATCGTAATTTTCAAGCCTTAAAACAAAGGTATCAATCAGATTACCTTCTAAAGTATAGCATATTGCAGGACTATTTTTTAACAGGTTTAACATCTTCTGCTATTAAATGCACCAATCCATTTTTTACTAAAAACTTTTCGCATTCTTTTGTCTGCTCAAGGGTTATTATTTGATGCCCAATTACCAGTTTACTGCCTATGTATATTTCAATTATCATTATTGTTTATTTTATTTTATTGTTGATACTTCTATATGTAGATACTTCTATTACAATATGTAAATTATCGGACAATTCCAATGCCGGCTAAATTTCTGCTTTTTGATTGCCCTGTCGTGATATCAGTTTCTAAAACATACACCCTATTATCTTGTTGATTATTTTGTAAATTATTGCCTGTTGATGTTGCGTTATTTAATGGTGCATTAGGTGGAAGCGATACTGAATTGGATGAACCCAATATATTTACCGCCCTTGCCATGTTTGCACCGATTTGCAACATACCCGCAGTAAATTGCATTATCCCTGCCATTCCACCTGTAAATAGATTTGCTAAATTTCCGTTGCTATATCTTACCAAAGAACTTATGGCTAATGCAGTATCAATTCCAACTTGTATTAATGCTTGCGCTTTTTGAACTTTTATATTTTTATTGCCTACTTCACCTATTAACATACTAAAAGCATTTGCAGAAGCTACTGCATTATTTTGTATAGATTGGTTTCTTGCTGCATCTATTGCATCTTTTTCCTTTTTATCTTGCGCAGCTTTTTCTGCTATTGCAGCTTTTTTATCCTGAAAATCTTGTTCTGTTTTTAAATCTTCTATTCTTTCCGCCTTTTTATCGGCTATAGCCTCCGCAGCAAAAGTTTTTGTTAAAGCAAAAGTAGACATCCCCTGCTCTTTTAGTAATTTTCTTTCTGCTTCATATTTTTCTTTTAAATCTTGAAATTTTAAAATTCGTGCATCTGTTTCAATTACTCTTAACCT